TTATGTCAACAAAAAATTCTTTCTTTATTTATTAAATACATATATGTATATATATTATATATTTATAATAAATATATTTATATATTATATATTCTTTTTCTTTTGGTTCTTTTCTTTTTCTTAAAACGGCCATTCATTACCAGGAAAAAGCCATTCATAGATATTGTGATATTATACTAATATATAAATGCCATTCATTATGAGCCAGAACTTGCAACGAATCAGCGTTAGTGTTGATAAAGATGAATATGAAGAATTAAAAAAACATACAAGAGCAGGTATTTCTATAGGATTTTTAATTAGAGAATCAATCCATCAATATTTAGAAAAAAATAAAAAAAATTAAAGTTTAGAATGTTTACCTTTTTCAATTAAAAAGTCATATTTTTCTACCATTTCTTTGCAATGTAAACAAGTTAATGCACTCCAAGATAAATGATACACAGTTGATACCCCACCACATTTAGGGCATTTAATTTTTTTTCCAGAATACAAATTGCATCTGGAATATCTAGTCATAGGTACAAAATTAATTTTCATCTTTTATCTCCTTCCAATCGTTAAAATCCCATTCGGAAGTATATTCACATAACACTTCAAATGAATTTATATCTTCTTTAGCTTTAGCTTTAGCTTCTTCTATGGAATTAGCATCTACTTCTATTTCAAAGTAATTAATTTCTGCACAGGTAATTCTAAATGATTTCATAATCCTCCTCTTCATAAGGAAAGTCTTTATCTTCTATTTCTTCTTTTTCATCTTCTGGAAATAACCAGTTAATTTCAGCTTCTTCTCTTTGACTATCAAGTGAAGCCTGATGTTTGTGCATAAATGAATCAGACATTTAATCCTCCTCAAATTCTTGTATATCTAAAATTAAACTTGTTTGACCATTTTCAATTTTAGTGCAAAGCCAATCTACAGCTTTGTAATTTCTGGTATTAAATTTTCCGTCAACAATAAAAATA